AGAGAGCGATGCCACCATGTTCAACCTGGACGAATTTGGTCAGGTCGAAGGGACGCCTTGCTGGGACGCACTGAAGGACGCCTGCCAGTCCATCAAACCGGACGCCGTGTTCGCTGACCCGCTGGTCGCCATCAATGCCGTGCCGGAAAACAACAACCAGCTTATGCGACGCGTCATGTCCGTCATCAGCTTCGACATGGCTAAGCACTACAAGGTCGCCCTGGTCCTGGCCCACCACGACAACAAATCGGGCAGCGAGGACGAGGACAGCGACGCCTCCAATGCCCGCGGCGGGACCGACATCGTCAACGCTGTGCGGTTCGAGATCCAGACCAAGAAGATGACGGTAGGACAGGCTGACGGCTGGGGGATCGACCCCAAGAAGCGAGGCTTCTACTTCCGCGCCGGATCGGCTGCCTCCAAGCGGAATTATACCGCGCCTGAGGAAAGCGAATGGTTCGAGCGGCTGGAGGCCGTCGTTGGGGGTGAGCCGGTCGTATTCTGCGTGCCTTACGCGCCCCCTACCAGCGTCCTCACCGAAGCGCAGACCGCCTCGCTGGTGGCAACGATCGAGAAGGCCACCGAGCACGGCCCCTACTCGCCACAACTGGGCAAGACAGACCGTAGCCTGGCGCCTGCGTTCGAACGCCTGGGGATCGTTCCCAAAAACCAAACCAGGGCACTCAAGGCGCTGCTCGAAACTGGCTTAGTCGAGAAGGCCGAATGGGAGGTCCGTGATGGCCGATGGCGTGCCGGACTACGCTCTAAGGCAGGGCTGCCATACAACTATAAGTGGCAAGAGGCGCAGGAGTGATGTTGGCCAACTTACCCTTCCACCCCCCTAAAGTTGGCCTGAAAGTTGGCCTGATGTTGGCCCAGGCCAACTTCATACGGGTGTCCCACAGGGGCCAAGTTGGCCTACGCCAAGGCTGGCCAACTTTGCCATCACGGGACACCCGAGGCGCCAAAGTTGGCCTGAAAGTTGGCCTGGAAAACCCCACACCAATAGGTTGTGCGCCATGACGACACCATCTGACCAAGTCCCCGACTGGATGATGGAACTGGCCGACATCGTCACGACCATGCGCGTCATGACGGAGGACGAGGCAAAGATGTGGGGCATCCCGCTTGAGGAGCGTCACAACTACATCCGCGTCGAGCGGATCAAAGCTCCTGACGACCTGTCATGACACCCCAGCCGCTCACCCAGCACGAACTGGCCGACATGATGGCCACCCTCGGCCGCCGCCTCTACGATCGCCATCCGCACGACGTGCTGACGCTGGCAGGCTTCCTCGCCACCAACGCGCTGCGCTGCTGGTCCCCCGAGGACCGCATCCCGCTCGCCGCCGAGTGGACCGACCACGTCCTCGCCACCGTCCGCGAGTCCCTGGATTGACGATGCCGCTTGACGCCACCATGCCCGAGTGCGTAGCTACGCCCGACAGCCGGAACGACCCGGCGTGCATTCGCGTGGAACAGCCCCATTGGGCCGTCCTCGCCACCTACCCGCAAGCCGAAGCCTGGGCCGAGAGCAACCTGCGCCAGCGCGGCTACACCCCGTTCCTGCCCCGCTACACCGCCCGCATTCGCGACCGCACCGTCCCGACCCTGCTGCGCACCGTCATCCGACCCCTGTTCGCCGGATACATCTTCTGCCAGCACGATCCACGCGACCCCTGGCGCCCAATCCGCTACTGCCCAGGCATTCGCGCTAACCTCATCGGCGGCCTCGGCGTTCAGTATGCCCGTGCGGGCGATATCAGCGTGCTGGAGGCCAGTGAGGCACTTCGCCGAACCCCAACCCCTCCCGGAAGCCTCTGGAGCCCTGGCGCCCCGTGCCAGCCCCGCGACGGGCCGTTCCAAGGGCTACCAGCCGTCATCCTCGAGGTGGAGCGCCAAACCGCCAAAGTCGCCATGCTGCTGTTCGGTCAACTGCGACAGGTCTCAGTCGATGTGAACAGTCTCGTGGCACGGGAATGATCGAAAAACAACCAATGAAATCCAATGGCTGGCACCGGCGGTTACCGTGAAGGCTCAGGACGCAAGAAGGGCGTCCCGAACAAGATCAATTCCGACCTCAAGGAGATGATCCTCGGGGCGCTGTCCGACGTTGGCGGTCGCGATTACCTCGCACTGCGCGCCAAGGACACGCCAGCCGCATTCCTGACGCTGGTCGGCAAGGTGCTGCCAATGCAGCTCGCTGGCGAAGGCGGGGGACCAGTCACGATCAATCTCATCACCGGCGTACCAGACATCGATGATGACGAACCGGAAGAACCCTGCATCCACGATCAATGAGCCAACAACCCATCACTCTCGGCTATAAGCCGCGCCCACAGTTCGTCGCCTACCACAAGCGGCGCCAGCGCTGGGCTTGCATTGTTGCTCATCGCAGAGCTGGAAAATCCGTAGCCTGCATCATGGATCTTATCCATGCGACTCTGAAGTCTAAGAAGAAGGACGCGCGCTTCGGCTACGTCGCACCGACGTATACACAGGCCAAGGATGTCGTCTGGTCGTATCTCAAAGAGTATACACACCGCATTCCGGGTGTTGAGTTACGAGAGAGCGATCTGTCGGTTATCTTCCCTACCGGCGCGCGTATACGTTTGTATGGCAGCGACAACCACGACAGGTTGCGCGGCATCTATCTCGACGGCGTCGTGATGGATGAATACGCCGACATGGCGCCGCAAGCCTGGGCACAGGTTATTCGACCAGCGCTCGCTGACCGCAAAGGCTGGGCAACATTCATCGGCACCCCAAAAGGCCGCAACTCGTTCTTTGAGATCTACGACTACGCACGAAACAACCCCGATGAATGGTTCTCGCTCCAGCTTCGCGCCGACGAAACCGGCATCCTAGATCGGGAGGAACTCGAAAGCGCGCGTCGCGTTCTGACGCCGGAACAGTTCGCCCAAGAGTTCCTCTGCAGCTTCGACGCCGCCATTATCGGCGCTTACTTCGCGAAGGAACTCGACGAGGCGAAGAACGCTGGCCGCATCACCGACGTGCCATACGATCCGCTGCTCCCCGTTCACACCGCCTGGGATTTGGGCGTTGGCGACTCCACAGCCATCTGGTTCTTCCAGGTCTCCCGTGCCGAAGTGCGTGTGATCGACTACTACGAAGCATCCGGCTACGGCCTGCCACACTACGCCGCAGTGCTCACCTCGCGCGGCTACAACTACGGCACCGACTACCTGCCGCACGACGCCCAAGCCCGACAGCTCGGCACCGGCCGCTCGCTCTGGGAGACGCTGCACAGCCTCACAAACCGCATCCCGCGCGTGCTCGCACAGCAGAACCTCATGGACGGCATCAACGCCGCGCGCATCAGCATCGCCTCGTGCTGGTTCGATACATACAAGTGTCATGACGGACTCGAGGCGCTACGTGCCTACCGCGCCGACTACGACGACAAGCGCAAGGCGTTCACCGATCGGCCGCGGCACGACTGGGCCTCGCACGGCGCAGATGCGTTCCGGTATCTTGGGTTAGCCTGGCGCCAGATGCAGCCGGAGAAGCCACCACCGCCCCCGACCGACCATTGGGACCGCGCCTTCGCCCGCGCATCGCAGAGCACAGTGGAAAGCTGGCGCGTAGCCTGATGACCTACTCGCAGAAATGGGTCGCAGGAGTGTTCGTCCACACCAACCTGGCGACGCTGCGCATGGCGCGGGATAGATGGGCCTGCGAGTTGGACTACCGAAACCGCTGCACCGAGAAGACTGGGAGCGAGGACGTAGGAACCGACTTCAATCGCTGGCGTCTGGCGTATGTGAACGCAGAGATCGCCAGGCTTATCAGCGTAGGCGAGCACACATGACCGAGGTCAAACCCACAATGCACAGTTGAGAGTTGGCGCGTGGCCCGATGAGCCCTGAGCGCCAGGAATACGAGGCAGCGCTGGCGGCATACAGGGCGGCCACGCAACGCCTGACCGAGGCCAAGCGGCACTACGATCCCAAGACCGCACCTGAGGCTGTCGAGAAGCGCAACGTCAAGGCGGCGGAATATCGGGCCAAGCGTCGTGCTAAACGCCAAGCATGGTCGGCCAGCCCTGAGCGAGCGGCAGAGGAGGAGCGCAACCGCCGCATGTACGAGGAATACCAGCGACGTTGGAACGCAGCACGACCGGAGGCGGCAAGTGACTGACACCACCACGCTGAGTGGCGCCCAGTTCCAGAAGCATGTTGGGACGGACCCGGAGAAATGGGCTGAGGCGTGCTATGCCGCGATGCGCGCCCCTGGCGTCTATGGCGATAGCCTCGATGGTCCTGGTCGTATCGCGTTCCTGGCACAGTGGTTTAGCGACTACGCCGAGGTGCGGGTGGCCGAGGAGGTGGGGCGCGTCACCGCCCGCCTGGTGCCACGGCATGACGACTGAGGCCGAGCGCCCTGAGTATGACTGGGACGGTCGCGCACAGGCGATGGAACTCGTCATCGAGGCACTCATGGCCAACTACTGCCGCGATCCTGCACACCCGACGCTCGACGAGATGCGCAAGGTCTATGCCGAAATCAAAGCCATGAGGGTCTATGAGACCGAGTAGTGTCCACAAAGTTTCGTTTATCGGACGCAACAAGCGACGCAGTCGTCTGTAGACAAATAGCACGATTGGCGAGGCGGCTGAAAACCCACGAAGTGACGCGCCCAACGTGGCCAGATCCATTCAGAGCGGCACACGGGCACCATGTCCGACAACAGCTTAGCCAACCTCCATGAGTTCGACCGTCTGGAGTGGTGGGACGTGGCGCGCCGCGTCAACCCGCGCATCACCTGGGCCGAGTTCCTGCACCAGTGGGCCGAGTTCCAGCGCCTCAAGGCCGCACGCAAGGCGAACTGACTGCATATGTCTGACACCGCCATCCATCTGCACGTCCATACCGGCGACCGCGGCCCCGACACGCCGCCGGCGATCCGTGACCTGACGGGCGGCGATCCCGGTGCGTACCCCCGCGACCTCGACGATCTCCACGCCCGCCTGATCCGTTGGTTTGAGGAAAGCGAACTAGCTAGGCAAGATGAAATAGCGCTTGCACAACGTGACCGTGACTACACCGACCACGACCAGTATACTAGAGAAGAACGGAAAATCCTGAACGAGCGCGGCCAGCCGATCATTACGATCAACAAGATCAAGGATAAGCTGGAGCTCCTCTGCGGCATGGAGCGCAAGGCGCGCACCGACCCCAAGGCATTCGCGCGCACGCCGGCCGAGGAAGATAGAGCAGACGCTGCGACGCAGTGCTTGCGGTATATCGCTGATGACAACAGCTTCAGCCTGCTCCGTAGTCTGGTGTTCGAGAACATGTTGACCGAGGGCGCGGGCGGCGTTGACCTGGGCCTCGAGGACGACGGCCAGGGAAGCTGCAACGTGACGATGACGCACATTCCCTGGGACCGCGTCTGGTACGATCCGCATAGCCGATCACTGGACTTTGCCGATGCGCGCTATAAGGGCCTCGTCATCTGGACCGATCGTGATGCGCTCGAGGAGATGTATCCCGACGCAGACGATGTGATCGAGAGCAGCTTCAGCAGCACCGACTTCTACTACAACGACCGGCCGGAAACCGCGTTCTGGACCGACAACAATCGCAGACGCGTGCGCCTCGTTCAGTGCGACTGGTCCGAGCGTGGGACGTGGTGGCGCGCGACCTACACCAAGAGCGGGCTGCTGGCCGCGCCGCAGCGCTCCAAGTTCAAGGACCGCAAGGGCAAGTCGTGCAGCGGGCTCCTCCTCCAGAGCAGCTACATCAATCGCAAAAACCAGCGGTATGGCATGGTCAGGGGCCTGATCAGCCTGCAGGACGAGATCAACAAGCGACGCTCCAAGGCGCTGCATCTGCTGAGCGTGCGCCAAGTCATCGCAGAGCAGGGCGCGGTGCCGGACGTGGACAAGGCGCGGCGTGAGGTTGCCAAGCCCGATGGCTACATCGAGGTGATGCCGGGGCTGAAGTTCGAGATCGAGCAGACCGCGGACCTCGCCGCCGGT